GAGATAATTCATAATAGAGATAAAAACGCCGTACAAAATATGTTAAATATTGTAAAAAGTATATTTACAATAGGAAGAAGACCAGACATATTTACGAGAATTCATACATAGTACACGCTATGTAATAATCAAATTTTTACTAATTTGAATATTTTTTTTGCTGTTAAATCGGCATTTTAAATGTGCAAAGGTGTAAAACAATCATTATTTAGTTATGATAGAAATTTATATTATATTAAAAAAGACAGTATATATTATGGTGATGATGATGAACAAGAAGAATATAATAATGAAGAAGATGATGAAGATGATGTTGATATTTTTTTGAAAAATAGACATAATTATATATTATCATTTACTTATAATATTGATACAACTCTAAATTTACATCAACAAGAAATGTTTTCTTAATGATTATTCATAATATAAATAATAGTATGCATATAATTAGATAATATACTCGTAAATATCAATAATTTAAATAATAATCGAATATTAAAATCATTGGTTATTTCAATAGTAATATTTTCATTTAGATCATCATTGAGATTATAATGACAGTTACATATTTTATTGTCATTATAATTATAATGACAATTAACATAAATGATAGAAATAAGAAGAATTATAATAATTTTATTCATAATTAAAAAATAAAATAAATATGAGATTATCAATTTTTATTTATAATAAGACTTGAAGGCTTTCATTAAAATCTAGATTGGGTTTGATTGTATTATTTAATTTTATTTTTCTTTCTTTTGTTATATTATCATTCCATACATAATATAATAATTCTATAAATCTTATGAATAATGATGGGTGATATGTGTAATCATTGGAATATTTTATTAGTAATAATTTACAATTAGATGTTAAAATGGTATCATCAATAATTTCATTAATAAGTTTTTTATTATCAAATTTTAGTTGTTTGTTTGAGACAATTAGAATATTTATAATTAAATCATCAATAATAATATCTTCAAGTTGATTTTTATATAAAAATAAATAAGTATTCATTTTATCAATTCTATTTAAAAATCTTGTAATTTGAGGTGATTTATAATCAATTTGATTATTATGAAATTCGAATATCAACAATTTTCGGCATAAGATAATATTATTAGTAATGTAAGTTAATTGATTATCATTAATATAAAAGTTTTCTAAATTCTGAAGATTTTGAATTAAAGTTGAAATTTCTTTAATTTTATTATTAGATAAATATAATATTTCTAATGTTTTTATTTTGCATATTTCTTTAGGAAAGATAGAAATATTATTGGCATGAAGAAATAGATCATGTAATTTTTCTAATTCTCCTAATTCTTCTGGAAGCGTCTCAATTTCATTATTAGATAAAATTAATGTTTCTAATTGTTTTAAGTTTTTGATATTTGGAGTAATAATAGTAATATTATTATTACTTAAATTTAAAATCTTTAAAGTTGATAAATTCAAGTTCATAGGAAATAATTTAAAAATATTATGAGACAAATTTAAAATCTCAAGATGTTTCAAATCATTCATTTCATCGGGCAATTCAGAAACTGGATTATAGGATAAATGAAATTCAAGTAAATGTTTAAGTTTCTTAATATCAGGTGATATAAAACTAATATTCTCATATTTTTCTAAACAAACTTTTTCAAGTTTATTCAAATCATATAAATCTTCCGAAATCATATTCCACATGTTTATTATTATCACCATTCATTTTTTTTATTTAAGAATAATTTGGAAGTTTCTTTAAATAAAAAATAATCATTATATATTAGAGATAATGAATGGAAAAAGAAAAAGACAATATAGCAATTCAAGCAATTCAAATAGTTTAAACACAGATAATGAAGATTTTAATAAAAATCAAGTTAAATTATTATTTGGTGATAAAAGAAATATTCAACATTTATTACAAACAAGAGAAACAGAAACAAAAAAATTAAAATTAAAAGAAGTAATAAAAACATTTTATAGATTTAAAAATTTAGAAAATTATTATTATGCTAATAGATTAGAAGATAAATTAAACGCTAATAAAGTTGAAATTTATAAAATTAATTATGAAAATGAGAACAATATTAATATTCAATGTTATAAAGGTGAATTTACAATTAAAACTCCAAATAGACAAATAATTAAATATATAAGAGAAGATGAAGAAGATGTAGAAGAAGTAATAAATTATCAAATATTTTCAAATGATAGAGTTGAAATAGGAGATGATATTGATTTTTTTCAATATGGCTATTTAAATGAAACAGGAACCTGTTTTTATCTTATTGAAAATCCTAATTTTTTTTATTATCTTAAAACATTATTTCCAGATGTTAATATTTCAGATGATCCAAAAAATATTGGAATATAAAATATTCAAATATAATGATATCTCATAAGAAGATAAATCATAATTTCAATAATTGCCCAAACCTTTAAAATCAATGGTGTTTTAAATGTATGAATTAAATGAATATCTTCAATATTTTGAATGTCATAAGAATTAATAATAGCTTCAACCGGCGATCCAATCATCATTAAAAGCATCGGATAATCACTATAAATAATTCATAAAAAATAATATTCATTTTTTTTTATATTTAAGGATAATTTGGCAATTTCCTTAAATCCTTTTTAATAATATTTGCCTTTAAATAGATATGAAAATGAGTGCAGTAATTACTAAAATGAATATGGAAATATTGAAAGAAACTTTTATATTATCTGAATGTATATTAAATAAATGTAATAAAGAAAATAAAGAATTTATTGCAAGTGATATTTATAGTAAATATAAAGAAGATTATAATAAATTGGAAACTAATGCAGATCGAAAAAAAGTAATAAAATTATTATTATCTAATGATATATATTTAACTTTTATTAAATGTAAATATGATAAATGTTTTGCAAATATAAATAAATTATTATTATTGGTTATGAAAGTTATATCTATATTTGAACAAAAATTAAAAATAAAAACTCCTGTTGATGTAGTTAAATCAATAGCTATTATAAATGACCCTAAGAATACAAAAGTATCATTTGAAATTTATAGTAAAAAATTTTTATTTCATTATCTAAATATAATAACTTATTTAAAATTAATAATAATTAAAAGTAAAAAAACTACATAAATAAATTTAAAAACTTCTTTAATATTAAGAATAAATATGAGTAAAAATGAGAAAGGCAAAGAAAAAATGCAACTATTAACAGAATTTTTAACAACAACATTAGATGTTTATAAATGTATGAAAAATAAATGTAAAATTATTGATGATAAGATTAATAAAAACCCTTTGTATAAAGAATATGCTACAAAATTATTATCTGCAAAAAATGATGAAGATTTGGTTAAAGCGATTGATGATCTTATGAAAATTGAAAAATATACTGAATATACAAATTGTCAATATGAAAAATGTAATGAAAATATTATAAAAATTATTGATATTCTTTTGAAATTATACAATTTTTATAAAAATAAAGAAAATAAAACATTTCCAGTTTTTATTGAAGATGCTTTAAAAAAAATAGAAACAGAAAAATTAAAGAAAAAACCACAATTTATTAAATATGAAAGAGAACTTAATATACTTCTTTCATATATTAGTCGATTAACCTAAAAAAGGATATAAGGATATTGCCAAAATCTCCTTAAATAAAAATTATTCAGGAAATACATTTGCCATATTATTTAAAACAGTATGATATTTTATATTAGGAGTAGTTAATATTTTTCTATCATTCATTGATTTCATATATTCAGAAATAGATGGTATATTATGATGTTTAATTGTTTTTATTTTTATTATATTATTAAATATCAATTTTTTATTTGATATTAATAATATTTCTTCATGAAAATCTTCTGAATTGAAATAAATCCATCCATCTATATTAATATTAAAATCTTTTTTTATTTGAGGAACTATAAAATCTTGAAATAATAATACTAATTTTTCATCATCTTCAAATGATTTTCTTTCACATTTTACCGGAGGCAATCCAGCTTTATATAAATCTTTATCATATTTTGCACATGTTGATATAATTAATTCTTGATAATCTTCGATTTTATCTTTATCATTGCATTTAGTTTTAATTAAATTCCATATAAATTCAATGTTTTTTATTTCACCTATATTTATTAAAAATAAATCTTTATTTAATTTATATCTTATATTTACTCCATTATGCCCAGGTATATAATATAATGGATATATATATTTATATTTATTTGTTGGATTTTTAATATTATTATTATCAGGTATAGTTGTATATATAATATTAGAAAAATCTAAATTTATGCCATATCTAGATGCTGTTTTTTTACTTGAAACAAAATATGCATTATTGTGTCTTTTATTATAATAATCAAAATATTTTTTAATATAAACTTCTTCTGGTTCTCGTAAATCAAATTTAAAATCAGTTCCCTGATATAAATTTGATTTTTGTGGAACTATTGTTATGTTAAATAAATTATTATATTTTTTTTCTATAAATTTTGAAAAACTTGAACTATTACTCAAACTTTTTGAAGTTTCTGATAAATATAGTTTTTTATTTGTAATTCTTTTATTTCTTCTAATTTCTGTATAACTCATTTATTATATAATAAGATTAAAAGGACAAAAATAATATTTGCCCTTTTTTGTGTTTAGCTTTTTTAGCTAATTGCAGCAGCAATGACAGCATAAGTTTCGCAAATCATATCATCAATATCATGATTGACATCATTCAAATCAAACGCATCTTCCTCATCTTCAGAAATTTCAGTCATTGAAATATTAGATGATGACAATTGAGCATTGACAATTGATTTAAGTCGTGGATATAATTTTACGAATAAGGATACGAATGCCAATTCTTGATAGAAATGTTGTTTACTGCCTTTGTGCAAATGTTTTGGTTTTCCGAAATGCATTTCATATAATTGAATTGCTTCATAAACACCTCCTGCAAATTCTTGAACTATTTTTTCGTTTGTTTCGATATCATTATGACCAACATAATCATCAACCGTAACATCAAAAAGATCAGAAATATCTTCATAACAGTCAGGGAAAGAGAGAAATTCATTCACAACTTCGATAATAAAGTTTTCACAGTCCATTTTTGGATGTAATTATTATTTAAAAATACTATTCTCATTTTTTATTTAAAAACTATAAAAATTAAAACAATTTTAATATTAATGGTTGAATGTTTTTAAAATAATCGATATATCGATGTTTTGTTATTAGTTCTTGATATCTTCTCTCTGCTTCTTTATAATCATATTTCTGTAATTGAGTTACACAGTCAATTGCATAATTTGTATTTTCAAAGAAATTAATTAAATGTCCATATTCATTATCATACCATTTATCGGCACTTCTTTCACTCAAAACAATAACCTTATTTGAGATCAATAATATTATTCTTGTTATTTCAAGAATAGGTTTTTGAAAATAAAGATGAAGATTTAAGCCAATTTTAGATCGAGTATAAACATTTTCTAAATCATCGCCCCAGCATTTTTCTTCACAAATAAATAATTTATGTTTATTGTCATTATAAATATTAAAAAGAGGTATTAGTTTATTAAATCTATTTGGTGTAATTTTACCTATAAAAGTAAAATCAATAATTTTATTATCGGTTGGCTTATTATAAGTCATACATTTAGAATAACCTAATGGGAAAAAATGCGCTTCTATTCCTTTTTCCTTTAAAATCTTAATATTTTCTAAAGAATAATCAAGAACCAATTCAGCTTTTTTAAATCTCTCAAATACTTCAGGTTCCCATTTATATTCAGTCGTGAATTGTTCAAAGTTATATGAAATATATCTTTTTGGCATAAATGGTTTTTGTTCGTGAGTTGTGCATATTAAATAAACATCTTCATCATTATAAATAAATTTACTAAAATAATTTTCAATAATTTTATGAGGAATTTCAAGTTCGGTCATAACCTCACTCAAAGCATAAATTATATATCTAAAATAACAAGTATTATCTACCAACACTAACATTCAAAATTTATTTAAAGATTTTATTCAAACCTTTAAATAAAATCTTTAAACAATATCTTGATTATAATGATATTCTTCTTCTATGCTATCAGCTAATAAATATATTTGAATATCCGAATTTTGTTTATTGTCCGTTTTAATTTGATTAT